GAACACGTTTATGGGCTAGCGATAGAAAGTTGAAACGGTTCAACGGGTTGTAAATGGGACCGAAAGAGGCACAGAAACGGCGCAGCGAAGGGCTCGGCAATATGGCTGATCTCGCTCGCGTTCTTGGCGTTTCTGTGAACGCGGTAAAGAAAGCAATCGACGGCGGGCGAGTCTCGCGCAGGTCGGACACCTGGATTGATCTGGCGGCTGCGGCTGCTGAGTTTCGGGCAAGCAGCACGGGCCCCACCAACGGCAACGGCGGAGCCCGCCCCGCACCCGATGCTGAGTCCGACGACAAAGACGACGACGGCAAGGAAAGTCTCGCCAGCGCCAAGACTCGTAAGGAGCGCGCGTTGGCGGACAAGGCGGAGGTAGAGGCAGCGCGAGCTCGCTCCGAGGTTGTGCCCGTCGCCGACGCCCGCGCGCTGTGGTTCGCCGCCGGTCGCACAGTCCGCGAGCGGATGTTGGCGCTACCTGACGCAATGGCCGGCGAGATGGCGTGGACGTCTGAGCAAACGGCGCGCGTGCGAGAGCGGGTGGCGCAGGCGCTTGGGGATCTGCCTGAGGAGATGCCGACGTGACGGCGGACCTCTGGCAGGCGCTGCGGGCCGGGCTGACGCCTGACAAGCCGATGACGGTTAGCGAGTGGGCGTCGGCCTTCCGCGTGCTACCAGCGACCTCCGCAGCGCCAGGCCGGTATCGACTGGACAAGACGCCGTATGCGAAAGAGCCGATGGATTGCCTTGGGTTGGGCGGGCCGCAGACGGTTGTGCTGATGTGGGGCGCACAGCTCGGCAAGTCGGAGCTGGGCAACAACTGGCTCGGTTGGATCGTCGACCAATCGCCGGGCCCAACCCTGCTAGTGCAGCCCACGGTTGAGCGCGCCGAGGAATACAGCCGCGAGCGGATCGCCCCGCTGATCTCAGACTGCCCCCGGCTGGCAGAGCGCATCGCAGACCCGCGCAGCCGGGACAGCAATAACCGCTTGCTGGGCAAGCAATTTGCGGGCGGGTTCTTCAAGATTGTTGGGGCTAACGCACCTAGCGGCCTGGCGAGCACACCGATCCGCCGCGTGTTTCTGGATGAGGTCGATCGATTCCCAGCCGATGCGGGCGGCGAAGGTGACCCAGTTGCGCTTGCACGGCAACGCACGGAAACCTTTAGTATAAACCGAAAGCTACTACTAACTAGCACCCCGACGCAAGAGGGGTTCAGTCGCATAGAGACGGCGTACCGCGAAAGCGACCGGCGCCGTTTCTGGGTGCCGTGTCCGCATTGTGATGGCTTCCAGGTGCTGCAATGGCGCGCATCCGAGGGCAGCCCCGGCGGCGTGACGTGGCCCAAGGGCAGGCCAGAGGAAGCCGTCTATTCCTGCGGGCTTTGCGGCGCCGCGATCGACAACACGGCCAAGAATTGGATGCTGCCTCGCGGGCAGTGGCGGGCGGAGAATCCGGGCGCACCCTCAGCGGGGTTCCACTTGTCGGCGCTGTACTCGCCGGTGGGGTGGACATCGTGGGGCGCACTGGCGCGGGAGTTTGTCGAGGCGGGCAACGACCCCGACCGGCTAAAGGTCTTTGTAAACACGAAGCTTGCGGAGACGTTCAAGGCGGGGCAGGCTTCGGAGGTCAAAGCCCAGGGCCTGCAAGCGCGCGCGGAGGTCTACGGCGCACAGGTTCCTGATGGGGTGGCGCTGATTACCTGTGCTGTCGACACCCAAGACGACCGGCTAGAGGGCGAGATTGTCGGCTGGGGCGCGGGCGAGGAGTCTTGGTCACTGTTGTGGTTTGTCATTCCAGGCAACCCCGGCGAGCCCTACGTCTGGGCGGAGTTGGACCGGCTGCTAAAACAGGAGCTTCGCCGGGCGGACGGGGTGCGTTGCAAAATTCAGGCGACCGCGATCGACAGCGGCGGGCATCACACCTCGGCGGTGTACGCCTTCTGCCGCGGTAAAGAGGCGCGGCGCGTGTGGGCCATCAAAGGCGCTGGCGGCGCGCGCCCACTGTGGCCACGTCGACCAACCCGGCGCAAGTCGGGCGCGATGCTGTACGTGATCGGCGTCGACAGTGGCAAGGAAAGTGTGGTCAGCCGCCTACGCATCCGCGAGCCGGGACCGGGCTTCTTGCACTTCAGCGCCGATCACCCCGCCGAATACTATGAGCAATTGACAGCAGAACGGCGCGAGGTGACGTTGTGGCGCGGGCGGCAGATTCAGCGATGGGTGCTGCCGCCCGGCAAGCGGAACGAGGCGCTTGACTGCCGCGTGTATAACTATGCAGCGTTGCACGGTTTGCTAATGTGCGGGCACCGCCTGCCGCAGTCCACCGCCGCGCAAGTTGCGGCGGTGCAAGTGCAAGCGCATACTGTGGCGGAGCCGGCGGCATTCGTGCCGCAGCCTGCGCCCCGACCGACGCCAGCGGCACCGCCTAAGCGCGTGCGCAAGCCGTCGATTTATGATGAGTTGAGGTAGACATGGCTTGGACGCAAACGGAAATTGACGCGCTGAAGGCGGCGATCGCAAGCGGCGCCAAGTCGATCTCTGTCAACGGGCGGATGATCACCTATCACTCGCTCGCGGAGATGCGTCAGGCGCTGCGGGATATGGAGGCGGAGGTCAACGCGCAGACCGTCACCCGCCGCCCTGTCAGCCGCAAGATTCAGTTTGGGGGGCCCTAATGGGAGTACGTCAAGCGATTGTCGCACTGTTCAGCGATCCCGCGATCATGGCCCCGCCGCCGGTTGCCGCACTGCCAGCGCCTGAGCCGCCGCCAGCGCCAGCGCCTGAGCCGCGCGCGAAGGTCAAACTCAAGGTGAACCCCAACAGCCGCGCGCGCTTGGCCTATGACGGCGCAGCCCGCAATCGCTTGAACGCCGACTGGCTGACCAACAGCAGCGGCGCAAACGATGAGGTGATCCGCAGCCTGTCAACCCTGCGCGACCGTTGCAGCGACCTGGCGCGGAATAACGCTTGGGCGCTCAAGGCGCTGGAGAGCCTGACCAGCAACGTGGTCAGTACCGGCATTCGCGCCAAGTGGGCTAACCCGCAAACGCAAGCCCGCTGGGATGAGTGGGTTTTGCAGGCGTCAAGCGATAGCGACCTGGACCTATACGGGCTTCAGTCGCTCGCGGTGAGGTCCTGGCTAGAGCGCGGCGACTGCTTTGTCCGCCGTCGCTGGCGGCGCCCCGAGGATGGCCTAGCCGCGCCGATGCAAATCGAGCTGCTAGAGGGCGATTTCTGTGACCATATCCAGACCCGCACCCCGCAAGCCGGTGGCGTTGTGACGCAGGGTGTCGAGTTTGACGCGATCGGCAGGCGCGCGGCTTATTGGCTGTACCGCCAACACCCCGGCGAGGTCTCCACCGTCTATCCAGGCGCAGGCTTTGGCGAGGTGGTGCGCGTGCCAGCCGCCGACATTGCCCACCTGTACCGCCCGACGCGCGCTGGGCAGGTCCGCGGCGTGCCGTGGTTGGCCGCAGTGATCGGAGCCCTGCGCGACCTCGGCGCCTACCAGACCGCCGAGCGGGTCCGCAAGCGCGCGCAGGCTGGTCAAATCGGCGTGCTGATTCCGGCTGACGACGCGACCTATGATGAGGAAACGACCGACGCTGTGGGCCCCACCGTCACTGATGCGGACGGCGCGACCGTCGACACGATGACACCGGGGTCTGTGCTAGTCGCGCGCAACGGCAAGGATTTTCGGTTTAGCACCCCAAGCAGCGATGCCGGCTATGTCGATTTTGTCAACGCCCAACTTCGCCAGATCGCGGCGGGCGTGCTTTCGGCCTATGAGATCATCAGCGGCGATCTGTCGCAGGTCAACTATTCGTCAATCCGGCTAGGGCTTGTCGAGTACCAGCGCGTGATCAAAGTCCTGCAAACGCAAGTGCTGATCCCGCTGGTCATGCGCAAGATCGCGCAATGGTTCAAGGAAGCGTGCCTAGCAGACGGCACCATGCAAGCGGATGAGCCGCTGCCACAATGGGTGCTGCCGGAGCGCGAAGAGATCGACCGCTTGACCGCGGTTCAGGCCGCAATCGCCGCAATCCGCGCAGGGCTCCAGTCCCGCATTGATGCCGTGACTGCCGGCGGGGGCGATGCCGCGGAGGTTCTAGCAGAGATCGCCGCCGACCTAGACGCGCTAGACGCGCTGGGCATTACCTTGGACACCGACCCACGGCACCCGGTCAGCGGGCCGCTACAGCAGCCGGCAGCCCCGGCGGAGGCAACCCCATGAACACCTGTACCGGATGCCAACACAACCGCGGCGGGCGCTGCCGAGCCCACGCCCCCGCACCCCGCACCGATGGCCAGCCCGCCGACCGCGCCGAGTGGCCCCCGCATGACGGGCAGGGCTGCGGAGACTACAGCGCACCAGAGCCAGAGCCGCAGCGTACCGGCAAGATGCCAGTCGGGCGCCGTGAAAAACTCGGCGCTTGACAGTGTGGAAAATTTCAGCACACTAGACGGCGAGGTGTAGAAAATGCCAGCAGAGCAGCGCCAACGATTTGCAGCCCAGGTAGAGCCGACGACCTATGATGAGGCGGACGGCACGATCGGGCTTGTGGTCTACGCGGGCGCAGAGGTGCCGCGAATCGATTGGATGACCGGCGAGCACTACACCCTCCGCCTTGAGGTATCACCAGAGGCGGTTGACCTGACCCGGCTACAGTCGGGATCGGTTCCGTTGCTCGATAGCCATGACGACAGCGAGAGCGAATGCGTACTTGGAGCGGTGCTGCCGGATAGCGCGATGATCGGCGCTGGCAAGATCACTGTCCGCGCCAAGCTTTCGGTTGACCCCGAGCACGCAGGCAAGATCGCCAATGTCCGCGCGGGCGTCCTGCGCAACATCTCGGTCGGCGCAAGCCCAATCGAGGTCAAGAGCACAGCCGCCACCAAGACGAGCCCACGCCGCGACGTGTGGACCCGCTGGGCAATTGACGAGGTGTCAATTGTCCCGATTCCCGCCGACCCCGGCGCGCAGACTCTATCGCAGCAAGCCGCTGCGGAGGTGCCCAAAATGGACCTGAATCAGACCCCGGCACCCGAGCCGGTAGACCTCGCCAAAGTGCGCGAGGAAGCCACTCAGGCGGAGCGCTCGCGCCTTGCCGAGATCGACACCGCGGCCAAGGCTGTCGGCGCCGATGCCGCCACCGTCGCCAAGCTCAAGGCTGATGGTGTTTCCGCCGACGACGCGCGCAAGCAGTTGCTGAATGCCGCCGCCGCCCGCAGCGACGCCAGCGCCAGCCGCCCGCAGTTGACGGTGCTGCGCGATGCCGGCGACACGGCAATCGAGCAGGCCAAGCACGCGCTGCTCGCCAAGGCTGTGCCCGCGAACATCGAAGCCAAGATCGACGGCAAGATCAGCCTGCTCTGGGACGGCGACAAGGCCGCGCAGTTCCGCGGTCAGCGCGTCGTTGACATCGTGCGCCACGCGCTCGGTGCCACCGGCCAGCTCCGCGACGGCATGGGCGACCGCGAGGTCCTGCGCCGCGCTTTGCTGGCTCACAGCTCCAGCGACCTGCCCGACCTGTTCGGCGACAGCACAGGCAAGGCCCTGCTGTACGGCTATCAGGTGCAGGAAAAGCAGTACGAGCGCTTTTGCAAGCGCGTCCAGACCCCTGGCCTGCACGCTCGCAAGCCGGTGATCGTGTCCGGTGCCAGCGCCGTCGAAGAGATGGCGGAGGGCGCTCCGTACCCGCAGCAGACCTTGGGCGACACCGCCGAGAGCTACAGCGCCAAGAAGTACC